CTCATCCGTACTCAATGCTGACGCCATATCAACGATGGACGTTCCTCTATATACAGAGCCTCCTCCAACGTCATAACTAAATTTCCTTCCGGGGACAGTCGGGTAAGCCATCTAATCCACCTCCTATGACCAACTACCAATCGACACTTCAAATCTTGGCGCTCTTGGACCAAGCATCTGTGTCGGAGGCGGTATCGTATTTTTGACAATAATGCTTGCACTGGTTCCCTGCGGAGCCAAAGACGTAATCGTTGCTCCGGTAATCCACGTTATCCCTTCATCCATACTGAACAGTAGATCCGTATCAATCAGCGAAAGGGATAAGTTGTGGGCAATCTTTGTCGTGCTGCTGTTGAATAGCTTAATCCGCTTCATGATTGTGGTGCCTTCCTGCCGGTCTCCCCAGTCCATGTCTCGGATATATTCCGGGTCATTTGTCACGTCATCTTCTAAGAACAATATGTCATCCGGAATCTCACCCTCTGCTTTCACACCATAGATATGCAGAGCGTATACATAAATACGTTGCCACGAACCAGAGTCAGCCTGTGCATAATACCTAACTCTCAGAACTTTTATCGGCTCAGAGAACGTGCAAGGCTGAATACTATCCCTCCATACGTCATCGTCTGCCATCATTGCTGGTATCGCTCCGTTTGGTAGCGTGGCACTTATCCATGTACCATCAAGACCATTCGTGCTATCCGGACTACCAGCAACACTAATACTGCCGTTACCCTTACCACCATAAACTTGGTGTATAAACCCAAGACCAGCAACCACATACTTCTGGGGCAGGAAAATCCATATCGTCTTTAGTGCCGCATCATTACCAACCTCGATATTCAATACTCGAGACGTATTTCCTGTACCATTCAATTTATTCATTTGGTCAGATGTCATAGCATTCGTTATGTCATTCGTATCGTTACCCCAGTATGCAGAACCACCGCCTATATCATATTCAAATTTCCGTCCGGGTAAGGTTGGATATGGCATTTACTTCACCTCCTAATAAAAGGCAGGATAGTACTCAAATGTAATCCTGCCGCCAATCGTGTCTGTTTCAAGCTCCATGCTGTTGTTTCCCGCTTCGAGGATCATCCAGTAGGCGTCGCCGCCATGCTTGATAATCGAGATCATATTCGTATTGCCTTTCAGGCATGTGTAATATTTTGTGTTTAGAACCACTGATTCCCCGCTTGCTATTGTTCCAAGGAACTGAATCCAAACCCCATTGTTCTGATTTCTAATAATCGGATTACTTAGCGGTCCTTCCAAGGTAATAACCATTGCTGTTACTGGCGCAGAGCCTTCATTGGCATGCGTCCATGCAAAGGGAGAGGAAGTAACCATCTTGGTCGTGGCGCTTTTTACGGTTCCATAAAAGAATGGATCTGCTAATTCTAATTCCAAGGCAAATTTGGCATATCCGGGATTCTTCCTGACGAAATTTATCTCCGAACATAGCTCAGCTTGTGCCTGCCTGGTTTCTCCATTCCTCATCGTACGAATAAGCGGATGAAGCCCCGGATTACCAATGGCTTTCAGGAAAGCATCAATATTAGCATCTAGGTCGGCCCTGCTCGTTCCTTTTATCCACATGGAGAGGACAACTTTTCTACTGTCAAATCTTTTCTTAATCCACCTTTTACCATGCTGAAATGGCACTTGTAGGTCAGATCCTCTGTATTTAGGAATTCCAACACCCTCAATAACCTCTTCAACAGCCCGTTTTCCTCTTGCGGTAAGAGCAAATCCGTTAAACGTCCAATTCTCAGTCAATTGTATGCACCTCCTACACCAAACCGTAGGAGTGCTTCAACAAGGTAGTTCTTACACTGTCTGAAGCCTGCTCCGGCTTTGGATTATTGATTACTATTTCATAATTGTTGACTGCGTTTCCGGTCTGCTTTTCAGCTCCCGCTCCATTTGAGATCGGTGTAGACCTGCTGACCGCATCAACATCTATATTCAGTCCGTCAAACTCTGTTGGGATCGCTTTTTTCATGTCTTCTTCAACTAATTTCATCGCATCGGCAAAGCCTACTCCGATTCCCATGCCCATATTCGATCCGATGCCGGCGAATACGGTAGAAGGAGAGTGTATGCCCAGCAGATTTTTGGCACCGTCTACAATGCCGGAAAAGAACCCGCTGATATTATCGCTAATCCAGCTTCCCATAGATTTGATGCCGTCCCAAAGGCCCGAAACGATGTTCTTTCCAATTTCAAAAACCGAACCGACCGCTTTCCCCAGACCCGTCACGATCGCCGCTATAATCTCCGGTAGCCGGACAACCAGTTGTGGGATCGCCTGGATCAAACCGAATGCGAGCTGAACGGTGAGTTCAATACCCATCGCTATAATGGCAGGCAGGTTGTTGGTGATAAAATTGACGATTGTCATTATAATCTGTGGCAGCGCTTCCATAAGCTGTGGAAGCGCATTCAAAAGTCCTTCTGCTAACCCCGCAATGATGGCGAAGGCCGCTTCGAGGATTTTATCCATGTTATCCAGCAGCACCTGAACAATCAAAAGGATGGCCTGCACGATGGAAGGGATGAGTTCAGGCAGAGCCTCTGCGATGCCCAACGCCAGAGTCACAATCATTTGTATGGCAGCTTCAATGATGGCGGGCAAATTGTCGATGATGCCCTGCACCAAAGTCAGCACAAGTTGCAACGCACCTTCTGTAAGGGCGGGCAGAGCAACAATCAAGCCTTCCAAAAGAGTCATGACAATAGAAGAAGCACACTCAACGATCGTTGGCAGGTTTTCGACAAGGGCACTCCCAATAGCCATGACAATATCCATGCCGACTTGAATGATCTTTGGCAGGTTCTCCATGATCATATCCACAAGGCCACCGACCGTATTTCCGATGACCTCGCTGATTTTGTTGAAGTCATCCCCAGCATCTATGAGGCCGGTTGTGAACTCACCAAGAAGGGTCGTGCCGTCATCAGCCAGGGTCTGCAATTGCGGCAGAAGCACTGTTCCCATCACGCGTTTTGCCGCTTCCGAGCCTTGTTTAAGTCTCTGGACGGAATCGTCGAACTGTCCGAGCTTCTGAATGCTTTCTTCACTGAGGACTGCACCCATCCGTTTGGCTTCTTCGGTTAATGCCGCCATGCCCTCGCTGCCTTGGGCGATAAGAGGATTTAAGTCCTGTGCACTTTTGCCGAGAATCTGCATGGCAAGGGCATCACGTTCGGTTTCGTTTGTGACTTTACCGAGAGCATCGATGACCTCCCAGTAGACCTGTTCTCCATCACGCAGTTCACCGTGGGCATCCGTCACGCTTATGCCCAGCTTGGCATAGGCCTTGGCTGCCGCACCTGTTCCCTCACGAGCGGAAGACATAGATTTGATTTGTTTGGACATTGACGAAGTCAGGGTATCCAAGGACACATCCACAAGGTCAGCCGCATAACTATATGCCTGCAGGCTTTCCACGCTCATCCCGGTAACCGTGGACTGCGTCAGCATTTCATCCGCATAAGCAGCCGCTTCAACGGTCATATCAACGAGCGCTTTTCCTGCACTGATTGCGGCGGTACCGATGGCTGCAAACGCAACGCCCATCGCAACTCCAATTCCCTTGACTACGGAGCCGAGCTTTTCAAACTTGCCTCCAGCTGAATCCGCATCCTTCCCGGTCTTTTCAAGTTCATCTCCAAACTGATCCGCTTGCTTTTCAGCCGCATTAAATTCATCTGCGACGCTATCCAGGGCTTTCTCGTTGCCCTTAAGCTCACGCTCCATACCGTTTAGTTCTGCTTGGGCGTTATTGAGTTGAACTGCCCAGGCTTGTGTCCGGCGGTCATTTTCCCCAAAGGATGAGGAGGCGTTTTCCAGAGCCTTGCGCAGGGTTTCGATTTTATCTTTCTGGGCATCGATTTGTTTGTTCAGAACCTCGTTTTTGGAGGTGAGGGACTGGATGCTGTTTTCATTTTTTCCGAACTCAGACTCGACCAATTTCATCTCCGAGCCGAGTACCTTAAACGACTGATTGATATCAGCGAGGGCTTTTTTAAACTCCTTTTCGCCCTCAACACCGATTTTTAGACCGAAGTTATCCGCCACGTTCCCACCACCTCCTTAGATTCCATTTGGTATGATTTCGTCGATGTAATACTCGCGTTTTGCCTTCGCAAGTCCGTTAAATTGTTTGTAAACCTCCCACTGGTCCAGCAAATGACCGATCGGCATCAGCCAGGTCTCCTGCTCAGACCGATGGAGAAGGGATACACCATAAAAAATCAGCCGGGCAAACAACTCTTCGTCGCTTACCCGACCTGTGCGTTTTTTGAGGTTTCTTCCTCGCTCTCCACGTTTCGCTTTGTGCCTTTGTACATAGCATCCATAATGGCGTTTTTGTAATCCGCCAGTTCAAAAGGAGAGGTCAAGAGTTCTACCGTATCCTCCGTAAGGAGATCTCTCTTCTTCGAGGGATTCTGAAGATTGTGGATCAGCACCGACTGATTGGCGAGCAAGGTGATGAGCCACACAACCTCGTCTAGAGCCATCTCAAAGTTTTCACTCTTCATTAGTTTTTCGCCTAAATTGGAAAGACCGCCATATCTCTTGGCGATCTCCTTTGTGGCCTTGGTGGTCAGGAGCATTTCATATTCCTTACCACCGATTTCAATGATTGTGCTTCTTTCGTTATCCATCTTTACGCCCTCCATTAGGGTGTTACCGTGAATACGGGCTCATAGACCTGCGTATACCAACCGGTGATCACAGAAGCCGGAACGATAGCATCATCCTCGTTGACTTCGGATTTCCACGGGTGCTTGCCGTTGCCATCGAGCTTATTTCTTCGTATTACTGTGCCCTCAATGGTTGGGGTGGAGAACGTGATGCTGTCGCCCTTCGTGGCGAGGTTAGTTGCCGGGATGCCGAAGACCACACGGTAAAGCCAGAAATATCGGTATTTCCCGTTTGCTTTCTTCGCCCTAAAGCCAACCGCGACGGGTGCGCCTCCGTCCTCACTGCCGGATATCAAGGCGTGGTTATCGTCAAGCTTCGCTCCGGTCAGATCTTCAGCAGCAGTCACGCCGATATCGTCAATCCCGAGGGACAAGGTTCCGCTCTTGAACTCTTTCACGATCTCCGCAGGACCATCGTCGGCATACAGCGTAGCTTCAGCAAGTTCTACGGACAGGTCCGCTTTCATGGCTTTCGCAAGCTGCAAGGGAGTTCCATAGGTTTCATTCCCACTGGAATCTTCCGTGATTTTGGCATAGTAGAGTTTATCTAATCCGATTGTTGCCATTGGTTATTCCTCCAATTCGTAATATTTCGCCACATCGATGGCGTAATGGTGATAGCCTGTATCATCCTCATGTCCGAGGTACCTGCGGTCCGTTATTGTAAAATCCGCATTGATCAGATTGCGGACTATTTGGTTTTTCAGCGCTGTGTAATTTCCCTTGTCAAAGAGTGATAGCCGCGCCTCTTGTATTTCGTGCCGTGGTTTATCGTCGGTATAAAGTTCAAACGTATCCACCATCGGCGTGATCACAGCATAACGATCTGGTGCAGTCTCTGAAAACACACCCGTTTCCACAGGAATCAGAGGAGAGATGAGCGCAGTCAATTCGCTTAAGAAGCTCATATTTTTTCTACCTCCTTTTCAAACGCCGTGACCATCGCGTCAACACAAGCCTTTTTACTCGCTGATTTTGCGGGCTTCAGAAAAGACTTTGGCGGTTGGCCATGCTTCCCATACTCCAAAACGCCCGCAATCATAGCATTGCTTTTCCCATCCTGGCGCGGTTCGGAAAAGCCGACTTTAACATTGAAATTCCCGTCTTTATCCTGTTTAGCAGAAGAAATACCAAGCGCGGAAACAAGCTCACCGGTGGAGCGGCTTTCTTCCTTTGTACCTTTGCCGATGACACTTTGCAGGTTGCTTTTCACCTTTTCTTCCACAACCTCACCGCCAGCTTTCAGCACACTGGGGATAATTTCATCAGTTTTATCGCCAAGCCTGGACAACTTTAATAGAAATTCATCTGGCATTTTAAACGCTGCCTTAGCCACTGGAGATCACCTCCTTGGCAAGGACCTCAATGTACATCCCGCGCCCTTTGACATCCTCCACCGAGGTGATTTGAAAACGGTCTTCTTTGTTCACCACAACCATCGAAGTTGTAATGGTCACACCGGGTATGCGGCGAAAACAGAAAAGGTCGGTGGCTTCAGAGAAGCTGGCTCTGTTTGCCCATTTCTCGTTGCCGTGCCGACCCTCGCGATACGCTTTGACAGAGGCGATGATGTTGTCGACTTCCGTCCGAAACCCCTCTGAATCTTTGGTGGTCACTTTTTCCACGATGTCGAAGAAGGTGTTCATCTTTCCACAGCTCATAATCACACCTTCCAATCCCGGTCCAGCCTTAGTAAAAGGTTGACCGTATTCCACACTTGCTGCCCAGCCTGGACATTGTCCGCAAAAAAAGCCGCCCGTGCTGCCGTCCCTTGATTCATAAAAATGGGACGACAGCATGATAACGGCTTGCTCTGTAGTGGGTGGCATTGCATTTTCGGCATAGTTGTTTTCGGGTAGATGCTGATAGCTCTCGGCATACCTGACTGCAGCGGTGATGTACATCTGCAAAAGCTCATCATCTGCCGAGTGCTCAAGAATGAGGTTTGCCTTAACTTTTTCAAGCAGTGTCATACCGTCACCATCCTTTCATTGTTTTTAACTATCAGCTGCCATCAGGCCAGCAGCTTTTAGCTTTGCCAGCAGCGCATTGAAATCAACAACAAGTCCAGCAATGGTTGTAGCGGTCGAGTCTGACTGATTTTCAGCCGGTGTAAACTGAGAAGGAAGCCCCGTTACCGAGGCTCCCTCCTTGATTTCAAGCGTGCCGCCTATGACGGTTTTTTCACCGCCTTGTTCAGTGTAGTTCTTTGCGTTATAGCTCATACTGCACCTCCGTTAAGCCTTCTGCTGGAGAACCTTGATAGCCTCCGGCAGAATCAGTTTTCCATCAACACGCTGAGTTGCGACAAAGCCTACCTGACCGGTAGCTGCATAGAGCTCATTGAGTCTCTTGAAAACACGGCCCTGACGGTCGGCAACCCAGTAGTAACCGAAATCACCGAAGATGATGGACTTAGCGGATGCGGCGATGTTAGGGACATAAGCTGAAGTGTAAATAGGTCTGTTCAGGATGGTATCTGGTGTACCTGCCTGCAGTGAAGGCTGCCAAATGTATTGTCCCTGACCGTCCTTCAGTTTGCGGATCGCCTTAACAGTGGCATCGTTCATGACGAACACTGCTTTATTTCTGTACGGCGCCTTAAGGGAGTAGAACAGATCAAGCACCTCGTCGATGGTGATGGCCGTAGCGCTTGCAGTGGTCACGCCAAGCTGTGCACCACCAGTAGCTGAAAGTATACCCGTAGGCTTTCCGGAGCCGTCGCCGGTGAAGAACGCATCTTCTTCCTTGCTACCGATACGTCTGGCGAACTCTTTAGCGATGTAATTTTCAAGGTTGAATACGCTATCGTTAAGCAGTTCCTCAGAAACCTTGATCATGGTTCCAAGCTTATAGGCTCCGATGGATACCTGACCAAAGCTGTCATCGCTTTCAGGGATTGCACCTTCCTCATCAATCCAGGATGCTGTGCCCTTGGATGCTACGACTGGAATTTTGCGGTCACCAGAAGAAGTGGTAATGACATTGGCCAGCTTTCTGAAGATGTTCTCGTCATCGAGGGCTTCCACAAGGGTACGCTCAAATTCATCAGGCACAAGGTAGCCGCCTTCAGTGTCGGTTCCGATCTGAAGCGCATTTCTGATGACAGGATCAAGACCTTCACCAGAACGTGTGCGCATTGCATTCCAGAACGCTTTTCTGTAATCGTCAGAAGCTCTACCGCTCCTAGTCTCTATGCCCGGAATATTAGGTCTACCGGTAAGAGGCATATTTAGTGGCTTTGAAAGCTCGCGGTCTAGGGCTTCCTGCTTTTCGAGACGATCGATTTCATTACCAAGGGCGACCACATCCGCTTCCATCTTGTCGTAAACGGCGGTATCCTCAGCTGAAACGATGCCATCCGCCCCACGTTTGGTATCAAGAAAAGCCTTTGCTGTTTCCCATGCCTTTGCGCGCTTCTCACGCAGTTCAAGAATTTTGTTCATAGTATTTTCCTCCTCAAATTTAGTGTTGAATTAAAGAGAGCCGCTTCTCCAGCGACTCAATTGGTGTACCTGTTTGTTGTTTGGGCAGTTTGGGCTTTACCTTGTCCAGCAGAGAGTTGGTAACAGCCCTACGGCTGAAGGCATAGGTGAAATCCTCAGTCTGTAGTCGTTTCTTTTCGTCGTCCAGAATGCCGTCTGCAAAACCAAGCTCAATGGCTTTCTTAGCATTGAGCCAGGTTTCTGCGTCCATCAGGTGGGACAGCTTTGCCCGCGACTGTCCTGTTTTGATCTCGTAGGCGTTGATGATGCTTTCCTTAACCTCCGAAAGCATGGCGATGGCCTTTTGCATTTCCTCGCTGTCACCGATTGCCACGGTCAACGGATTATGCACCATCATGAGGGCAGTCGGTGCCATCAGCACAGTTGTTCCGGCCATAGCGATTACGGATGCAGCAGATGCGGCAATACCATCGATTTTTACGGTGACCTTGCCTTTGTAATCCATAAGCATGGCGTAGATCTGACTTGCCGCAATGCAGTCACCGCCGGGTGAGTTGAGCCAAATAACAATGTCATCCTCACCGGCAGTAAGTTCTGATTTAAATGCCTTAGGGGTGACATCATCGTCAAACCATGACTCTTCGGCAATCACGCCGTCAAGGTAGAGTGTTCGGACACCGGAATTATCATCCCGTGCCCAGTTCCAGAATTTCTTCATTCGGTTTCCTCCGTTTCTTTTATATTTGCAAACGCGCCAGCGTCCTGTAGTTTGGTCATGGCGCCGTTGATCAGGTAGAGGTCGCCACCAAGTTCCGCTGGGATGCGGTCCAGGTTCTCAAGCTCCCGGATGTCGTTGGCGCTCATCCAACCATTCTGGCGAGCGGTGGCGTAACCGCTCATTCGGCTCACATAGTCGCCTCGAAGCAACCCGTCCACATTGAACTTAATGAACAGCTTCGGCTTTTCGCTCTCCATGAGTAGGGCGCGGCACATGGACTGTTCCCAGCGCACTACCCAAGGATCGAGGGTGTATTTCACGAACTCTAACGATTGCTGTTCGATGTTGGAGAAGGAGGATTTTTCAAGGTCGGCGAGCATATGAGGTGGCACCCTGAAAATACGGGCAATCTCATTGATCTGGAATTTTCTCGTCTCCAGAAACTGCGCTTGTTCCGGCGAGATCCCGATGGGTTGATACTTCATGCCCTCCTCAAGAACGGCCACCCGGTGTGAGTTTCCACTTCCTTGATAGGCTGCATTCCAAGACTCCTTAATCTTCAGTGGGTCCTTGATGGTGCCGGGGTGTTCTAGCACGCCGCCCGGAGCAGCTCCATTAGCGAAGAATTTCGCACCATATTCCTCGGTGGCAATGGCCAGTCCCACGGCATTTTTCGCCATCGCAATGGGAGAGTAGCCAACCAGTCCATCAAAGCCCATACCAGGAATATGCAGAATATCGGAAGGAGCCAAGTAGACTTGACTGTCTTTGCCGAGGGAGGGAGTGTCCTCGTTACTGCGCTGGTACAAATAGAAAAGCCGACCGTTTGAATCTCGGTCGACTGTCATTTTGTTCGGCATCAGCGGATAAAGTGCAATGACCTCGCCACGGGCGTTTCTAATGATCTGCGCGTAGGCGTTACCCCATAATAAAAGATGACTCATCAGCGTTTCTCTAAACGCAAAGGAAGTCATCTCAGGGTTCGGCTCGTCATGAAGCAGTTTGTACAGTGGGTGTTTAAGGTGTTTTTCCTTGCCTCCGGAAGCATTATATTGATATATATGGAGCGGAAGTCCCGCCAGTGTTTCAGATAATATCCTCACGCAGCTGTACACCGCTGTCATTTGCATGGCCGTCTGCTCATTGACTGGTTTGCCCGCGCTGGTGCTTCCGAAAAAGAAGCTGTAGCGGCTGCCACCGAGGGCATCTTTAGGCTTGTCACGCGCCTTGAATATTCCTTGCAGTATTCTCA